GGAAATTTTTCAATTTAAATATATTTGTATGCGGGCTAGGTATATAATATCCAATAGAACCGTTTGGCTGTCCTTGAAGTGTCTTTGTTTTATATAATTTATTATTTATATATACTTCCATGTAGTATTCAGAAAGAACAACAGCCAATCTAAATGGTTTTCCATAAGTAATATTTGGAATTACTATACTATTTACAAAAGAATCCGTTCCGTTTGATGCTGTAGTTGATACTATTAAATCATTTGTGAAAGATTCCATATAAATTGCTAAATTATATGCAGTTGTACTTGATTTATCAAAACGTGTAATAGACGATGTATTTGTTCTACAAAATATTAATCTATCATTTCCTGATAAATCGGATGCTGTTGATAAAACGCTTATATTTGGATCAACTATAGCAATATCCATAACCATTGTATAATTATATGCAGTAGGTCTCATTAATTTTTGGTCAGATGTCTCATTTATGATAAAAGGATCTTCTGTATTCCAATATAATTCTCCTTTTACACCTCCAATACCAAATGGTAGTGGAATTAAAGCATCGGGGCTTGAGGCAAATCTAAATATAGGTTTAATAGTAAAATGTATAAAAATAGCAACTGTTAATAATATAATTAATACAATTAGGACTTTATAAACTATATTTGCCCATCCAGAAGAAACAGATTTAAATGGACTAACTCCACTTTGATTTGTCGCCGTACCTATTTGAAGTCTTTTCTTTAAAGCATTCAAGTCACTCATCTAATGGTATTCTCATACTTTTTTTGATGCCCACCACATCCAACCAACGACACCTCCAACAACAGCAGCTCCACCTAATGCACCAATTGTAAACATTTTCATATCATTTTCTACAAAAGCTTGAGCAGTTACAATAGGTGACTTTCCTCTTTCTCCAAGACGCTTTATATAATTAATAACTTCTTCTTGAGTCCATATAGGTTTATTAAGCATTTTATTAACAGCATTATGTAAATCAACTGACCAGCGAAATAGGTCAGACCGTGAATCTAAATTAGGTGTGAGTGGAAAGTTTTTTAAATGTTCTTTATAATGTTCTCTACAAACAGGGCATGGTATAAGATTTGCCAAACTTTCATAAAAATCTTTAGCAGCTTTCTTATCAGTATATGTTGGTTCTGCTGGATAACCTAATGCAACTATATGTATTGTTAACCAAAAAAAAGGTCCCCAAACTGCGGGTGGAACATTCATTATAACTACTTTTAGTTTGTTTTTATTACAATTATAATATTTATCCACGCGCTCCAGATAGGAAAAAGGAAAAAGGATATAAACAGTTTGTTCAATTACTTATTAATTGTGCTTTGTGAATTATAATGTTTAATTCAAATAATAAACAGAAAAATAAACATATAAATAATTATCCACCTTGTACAAATTGTGGAATAACCGGGCATTCATATAGGAATTGTTTAGAACCTGTAAACAGTTATGGTCTTATTACATTTCGCATAAAAAATAAGGAATGGACCTCATCAAAAGAATTAATGAATCCCAAGTTGATAACTGGTATGGAACACGCGCAGATTGAATTTTTGCTAATTCAAAGAAAAGACTCTTTGCGATTTGTTGATTTTACTCGCGGTAAATACGCAATTGATGATAAGGATTATTTATCACAAATGTTTTCAAATATGACACGTAAGGAAAGGGAATTTATTAAAACATCACAGTTTGATGAATTGTGGAGACATGTATGGGGTCACCAGGTAAAGAATAAAATGCAATTAGATGATATCTCGGGTGGTACTGAAAGACTACAACCACACGCAAAAAGTAATAATCACAAATCGGATTATGAGCAATCAAAAAATAAGTTTAATAAATTAAAGGAAGATTGTGTCATTGAAGAACTTTTATTAAAAACAGAAAGTACATGGGATACACCCGAATGGGGATTCCCTAAAGGTAGAAGAAATCCTCATGAAACTGATATTGAGTCTGCAATTAGAGAGTTTCAAGAAGAAACTGGGCTCTCTACTGATGACTTTCATGTAATATCTAATATGGATCCATTAACTGAAACATTTTATGGTGATAATAAAGTTCATTATTGTCATACATATTATTTAGCTCAATGTAAACCTGACGTAAATATTGTATTTGATACAAGTAATCTTCATATGGTAAAAGAAATTGGAGATATTACATGGTGTTCATTGGAAGAAGCATTGCAGCGTATTCGTTCAGAAAATATTGAAAAGCGCGAAATTTTATTAAGGACTAGTGCCATTTTAAGAAATTATTGTGTTTTTAATACATAATAATGCTATATTGCGCGCCCTTATTTCCCCGCGCCCCTTATTTCCCCGGATTTTATAAAGTACTCATAGAATGAATAATAATATTAATAAGTCAAGTAGTCTTAATAATAGTATTAATAGTGGAGTACAAGAAGATGTGTCTAATACTGAAACTATATTAACTAGTAGTATAAATAATTCAATAATTTCTAACACTACACGTAATGATACATATAATATGAATAATAATATACAGGAATTGTCATTAAATGCACCTATATCATTAAATGGTATTAGTTATGATAGTGTAACAGATGAAGAATTATTAGATATATGGGAAACTGAAATAGATATGAGAAAACGTGATGTTATTATAAGGGAATTAAAAAAAAGAGATTTATTTCCATCAATTGCATTACAAAAGTTTCATGATGAAACTGGTGCATATCCTAATACAGAAGACCCTGATTTTTTAGCGAAACTATTAGTGCGCCGTGAGATAGCTGAAAGTAAACAGACTGGATGGCAATCTGAAACAAATCCATGCGATGCTCTAGAGTTTGAAATAACACCTGTACAACGTTTTTGTGCTAACTTCATGTCCCCAAGAACTCCTTACCAATCTGCTCTTTTATATCACGGCGTTGGTGTAGGTAAAACTTGCGCAGCTGTTCAAATAGCCGAAAATTGGCTTGAAATATATCCACGCAAAAAAGTCTATATAATTGCACCCGTTACTATACAAGCTGGATTTGAAAATACTATTTTTAATACGAATAGAGTTAACATAGGTGTAGGTAATACTCCTAATACTGCATCTCAGTGTACTGGTACAAAATATATGGAATTAACGGGTAGTCTTATGGAAAAAGATCCAGAAGTTATTAGAAAAAAGACGGCAAGTGCTCGTAAATCTAGATATACAATTACTGGTTATAGGCGTTTTGCAAATATGATTAAATCTCTTCTTAAAAGAATACCTGCAAGTTATACAGGTGATAAACGTATACAAGAAGAAGCCAAAATTATTAGAAGAGAATTTAGCGGTCGTTTATTAATTATTGACGAAGCCCATAATCTACGTGATGTTGGCGCATCTATACCCGAAGAAGATGAAGAAGAATCTCCTGGTGGTCAAAATGATAAAGATGATATGGGTGCTGGTAAAGCTCTTACACCTTATTTGGATAAAGTTCTTACATACGCAGAAGGTCTTAAATTAGTTCTTCTAACAGCCACGCCTATGTATAATAGTTACAGGGAAATTATACATATCTGTAATTTATTATTGAAGAATGATAAGAAAGCGACAATTAGGGAAACTGATATATTTGATGAGGCTGGGCGTATTTTAGATGGAGCTGAAGAAATAATTGGTTCTATTTCGCAAAAATATGTAAGTTTTATGCGTGGTGAAAATCCCCAATCATTCCCTATCCGCCTTAAGTCAATTGAAGCAGAGGAAACTATCGCATATTCTGGCTATAACCCGTTAGGTAAAGAAGTTGATATCAATGAAACTGATTACATTAACAATCTTCCTATATTTAAAACAGAAATAAGTCAAGAAGCATTACGTGCATATCATGCCCTATCTACCAATATGCCTGTTGGTAAAGATCCTAGCGTATTCCAATTAGATGCCCTATTACAGCCATGTAATATTATATTCCCTCCTTTAGATGAAGAGGATGCCGATGAGGATTTGAATAAGAGAGTGGGTGCAGATGCACTTAAACTACATTTTGATTTTGAGAAAAATAAGTATAATGAATATCAATATAAAAGTATAAATAAAGATGGTGCTTCATGGCTTGCCTTGGGTAATTTACAAAGATATTCAACAAAATTTGCACATATTATAGAATTAATGCAAAAGGCAAAAGGCGTCTGTTTTGCATATACTCGCTTTGTACTTGCAGGCGCTATACCATTCGCTCTTGCAATGGAAGCAAATGGTTATACACCTTATGGGCGTAAGAGTATGTTATTGGGTGATGGAATACAGGTTGAAGGAGGACGTCAATGTGCGTATTGTAAGAATAAGGAGAAGATGCATGTAGGACAGGACCATACGTTTGTTCCAGCTAAATATGTACTCCTAACTGGTAATAAATTGATATCACCTTATAATGCAAAAATGATTGAAGCTGAAAAGGATCCTGCAAATAAAAATGGGGGTATTATTAAAGTTGTGATTGGCAGTGAAGTTGCATCAGAAGGTGTTGATTTGAAATATATAAGAGAAATACATATAATAGACCCATGGAAACATTTAAATAAAACAGAACAGATTATTGGGCGTGGTATACGTTTTTGTTCACATACATTGCTTCCTCCTGAAGAAAGAAATACAATTATATATTTACATGCTGCGTCATTCCCTGAAGATATGGATACTGAATCGCCTGATTTATATAGTTATAGATATTCTTATCGTAAGGCAAAATTAGGTGGAGCTGTATCACGTATTATGAAACAATACGCAATTGACTGCAATCTAAATATAGAAGCAATCCTAATAGAATCAAATGAAATATTTAAACATAAAGATGCACAAGGACAGTTACGTGATGTTAATATTAGTGATAATCCTTTTACTGCTGTATGTGATTGGCTAGATACATGCGATTATAGATGTGTGCCGACAATTGATGTAGATGTATATAAATCGGATGATAAAGGATATGATGAATTTTCGGGGCGTTGGCGTGATGCTGAACTCAAAAAGAGGCTTAAGTATGCGTTTGAGAAACAGCCATTTTATTCATCAGACGACCTATTTTTATCTATATTTGAAGATATCCCTAGACCAACTGTTGTTGAATTATTCTTAAGTGTACTTAATAATAAAACATTTAGAGTATTTAATAAAGAGAGAGAAGGATATATTACATATAGAAATGGACTTTATTTATTTCAACCGTTAGAGTTAGAAGATACAGCAATACCTATATCATTAAGAGTATCAATGTTTCCAGTTAAAAGAGATATATATACACCTATGATGATTCAGATGCAAAAGACAGCGTTGCCTACAGCACTTTCAAGGAAAACAATGGTGACATCAACAAAAGCTGTCGCAGCTAAATCTGCTGCCGCTGCGTTTGACAGCAACAGCGAAAGTAATAACAGCATTGACAGCCAGGTCGACAGCATCAATGCGGCTGTCTCTGTCAATGAAGCTGTCGGCCTGGAAGATATGACAGCCGCTGTCAGTTCTGCAGATAGTGTTGACGTATCGGATTTAATTGATGCGTGGGAATCTTATAGTGATTGGTTGGATATTATTTTAAGTAAAAATAAGAAGGCAAGTATTAGGGCATTAACATTAACAACTGTTGGAGAAACAGATAGGTTTTTAGACTTCTTACAGGATAAGATGCAGAAAGACCCTACAAAGTTAAATAAAGCAATTGAAACATTTGAAATTATATTATGGCTAGCAGAATCTATGTTACCATGGACAGAGGAATCTCAAAGTACTTTTAAACAAGTATGTTTGGAAATCTTATGGGATGAATATTTTACGGATATGGATAAACAAAGAATACTTATGTTACCTAAAGTACCTGATGCATTTGAATCAGTTATTGATGAACATTATTTACGGTATAATGGTCGTGAAGTTGTTCGTTTAGTACAGACAAGTACAAGTAGCTTAAAATATATATGTGATAAAAAAGAGTGTTCACAGGCAGTTATTGATTATATAACAACAGAAGAAGGGATTGACACATTAAAAGACCTTGAGATAAATAAAAAGACAACAGGGGAATTATATGGATTTTTAGCAATTAAGGATAATGATCATGTTATTTTTAAATCAAATGGATTTATAAAATCTAAACCAGGTTCTGGACAAGAATGTGCAATATTAAGTGGAACACAAGGACATATTAATAAATTAGTACAAGTAGGTGATATATTAGAAGAAAATGGGTATGATAATTTAGGATTAACAAATGATATAATTGCAGGAACACGCAAAATTAAAAATGCACACCGTTTATGTATGTTACTTGATTTAGTATTGCGTTATATTGATGCAGTAGCCGTTAATAATAGAAGATGGTTTTATAGGCAAATTGCATCAGCACTTACGCATAATATAGCAGGTAAGGGTAAAAAGAAATAATATTAATTGTTGTTATATTCTTACTTATGTGAGCGCCAGCTTAAAATTGATTTTATAATAAAATAAATAATTAGTACCTTTAATTAAAATGGAAACAACCGCCATCTTTGAGAAAAAAATTGCGATTGAGCCAAAAGATTTGAATAACGTATCAAATACGTCAGTTGATAGTATTGTTCTTGAAAAACTGAGAAATAATTTAGAGCGAAAATGTTCACAGCATGGATGGGTAATTCCTAAATCACTTAAATTGATTTCAAGGTCTATGTGTCAAGCCGAAAGTGGTCGTTTTACAGGAAGTATGATGACATGGGTTCAAGTTGAAGCTAGAGTAATTTATCCAACAGATGGAATGATAATTGTTGGTGATGTTATTAAAAAAAATAAAATGGGTATGTTTGTATTATATAAAGATGCAATTCATGTAATGGTACCTCGTGATTTACATTTAGGAAGTGAAGAATATGATGATGTGGCTGTTGGAGATAATGTAGAAGTTGAACTAAAAAAATCATCATTTCAAGTTAATGATACTCATATCCTTTCTGTTGGTATCTTTCATAAAAAAATTGTAGAGGGAGAAGGAGACGCTGGTCTTACCACTACTGTAAAACAAGAGGAAGATGAAGAGGGAGCTGAAGTTGAAGAGCAGGAGGAAGTTGAAGAGCAGGAGGAAGCTGAAGAGCAGGTGGAAGCTGAAGAGCAGGAGGAACAAGAAAAAGATGACGAGCAAAGTTCTATTGATAAAGAAAATGAGACCGAAGATTAAGTCCGGTTGTGTTAAAAAATCAATCTAATATGATACAGTACCTTTAGGTTATCATAAATGTCTACATTAACTCAACAAGAGTATGATGAGCGAAAAGAATTTATAGAAAAATTAGGTGGTTTAGTGAAAAGTGAATATGACGAGGTATTTAGAATTATAAAAAAAGCAGAAGATCAATGGAGTGAAAACTCTAATGGTATCTTTTTTGATGTAACTATACTTAAAAACGATACATTTGATAAATTAAAATCTTTTATGAATTTTTGTATGGAAAATCGTAAAGAGCAGGAACAGAGGCAAAAAGAAATGGACTCTCTTCGTGCAAATGGTGATTTTATAGATACCACTTAAAATTTTGAAACTATAAATAATATAATTGTTCTGTACCTGCCCAAATGTCTGTATTAGGAGTTAAGATAGAATTTTCAAAATTAGCTAGTTTTATTGAGAAGAATCCCAATAAAACTAATAAATTACTCAATGAAGAAACATATACTAGTAACAAAGAAGATATTCTTGTTGTAAATGAGTTAAATCTTCCAGGACAGTACAGTAACTGGACATCTTATATGGTATATCCAATTGAACCTGTTAGTGCTTATTTATATTTAAAAGATGATATGTATGCAATTGCACCTGAAAGACTGCGTGCAAATATTCTATTAGAAACAAAAGATAAACTATCCCGTCAAATTGATGCCCTAAAGGATGGTAAGATTGGTCGTCAAAGGAAGAAGGGATTGGAATGTTTGTCCAAAGAAGCAATTAGACTAACTGAAGAAGAAAGAATGACATTTTGGAACATTCTAATGGTAATTGGAAATATTCAAACAATTGTACTAGGTGATGGTAAATGCCCTACTATTAGATTTGCACCAGATATTCGTCGCTGGTCTAATGCATATCCTGTGTATATTGTATCAGAAGACTTAACACGTGTATGGAAACAGAATGACGATATTTCAAGTAAAATTGTCTATTGGATTGATGATATGGAGAAAGCTGGAGCACAGATTGATTGGCCCGAAGCAGAAGGCTCAAAGACAGAGCTTGTTGAAGAATTAAGTTACAGACCTGGATGGAAGGAAGAACATAATAAAAAGAAGAAAGACGAATTGGCGCGTATGCTAACACGCTCAAATGCCATTAAATATTTAAGCCAATGGTAATTTAATATAAATATTATCTAACATCTAATATAAATATATATTATGGATTTATCAAATCATAACATACAATTATATGCTCAAATTTCACTCATTGCGTATAACACACCATCCGGAGAGGTACTTAATGTATTTACTACTGATTTATCTCTCAATATTAAAAAAGCATTTTTCTTATCATCTGTACATGATGCACAGCTCTATACATTACTATTAGATGATTGTGTTATTTTTGCACTAAGAGGGACTGAATCTATTACTGACATAAAGTCAGATATTAATTTTCTAAAAGACCCTTTTCAAGATATAATATATTCTAATAATGTTGATTATAAAAAGTGGAAAGATATTCAAGTTCATCAAGGATTCCTAAAACAATATAATAGCATTAAATATAATATAATAGCAACAATATATGGACAATTATGGAAAAATAAAGATACTATTAAAAGGATAGTATTTGTAGGGCATTCGTTAGGTGGTGGATTAGCAACATTAGGGGCAGCGCATGTAAAGGCACTGCTTGGAAAAGAAGCAGAAGTTGAATGTTATACATATGGTTCGCCTCGTATTGGTAATAATAAATTCAGATGTTTTTTTGATGAAAATGTTGATATTTCGGTTAGGTGCGTAAATGGATGTGATATTGTAACTAAAATACCAACACTAAACTATTATCATGTAAAGGGATTATGTGAAGTTGGTAATAAAGAGCAAAATATATTTAAGAAGATATTTGGTAATATTAACGACCACGTTATAAGTAATTATATTACAAGTATTTCTGAAAAAATAAACATTAAAGACTAATTAAAATTGATTTCTAGGTGACCATTTATAGCTTATCACCACTATATTGTAATAGTAGATATAGCCAATGGAAGTAACACCGGCTGAAGCAGAGAAGATAAAATCTTTAATAAATGAATGGATTGTAAATGATCATCAGGAATTGGAAGCTACATTTGGTTACAAAGGAGTAGTTGATTCGTCAACATTTCTAGCAGTATCTCAGAGACTAATTGAACGAGGTTTTAAATATGAAACACAACCCGACCGCATGACAATTATTCTTCCCGAACGAATCAGGTTTACACTTAATGGTAGTGGTGTAATTCAACAATATTGCCGCGATGATACTCTTGAAGGAAAAGAATTTATTTCAATTATCAAAGATAAAGCATCACGTGTTGGTGATATTGACCTAAAAGAATACAATGTACGCATTAAAACACGTAGAGAAGAGCCTCTTATGCATGACAGTGATGCTGTTATAAATGCTATTGCTCAATGGAAAAATAAACAAAAAGCTTTTCGTATTATGAAGAGATGGACATTTAAGGGTAATGGTCTTCAATTTGATTTATCTCTTATTAGGTCTACATATAG